CGTGGGAACTTGTGCGCGTGCTGCCTGCTCGAGGAGCTATCGGCGATCCGGAGGGTGGCGTGACCGACGACGAGTGGTACGCGCTCGGCCACCGTTACAAGATCCTGGGCCCGCACGGATACGTCTACGCCCGCACCGCGGCCGAGGCCAACGACGTGCAGCGCGAGTTCCACAGCCACCACGAGGAGGCCCCCGAGGTCGAGCTGCTGAGGCCAGAGCCCACGCTCCAGGACGCCGTGCAGGCCAGCCTACGACGGCGGTGCTAGGCTTTTGCCACGATGGATGCCGGTAGGCGGTCGAGCAAGCCCGGGACGGTCTGCGCGCAGTGCAGGGAGCGCGCCGATCGGCACTTCCGCTGCAGCTGGTGCCATGCCCGGCTCTGCGTTCAGTGCTTCATCCGGGCCCCGCACAAGGATGGCCGCTGCTTGGCCACCGTGCTGAGGCTGCCGGTCCCCAAGGTGGTGGCCTAATGATCGTGGCCGCCATCGCGGCGCTGTGGGTGACCAGCGCCCTGGCCCTGGGCTGGATCTCGCACCAGGCCGTCAACGACAACCTCGACACGCTGGAGAAGCTGCGGGAGTGGCGCCAAGCGGCTCGCGGCGCCGAGCTCAGGATCAAGGCGCTGGAGGCCGAGCTGGAGCTGGCCCGGGGCGACCTCGAGGCGCTGCGGGGCCGGCAGCAATGATGCCGATGCCGCCGGGGATCTTGCTCTACAACGGCGCCGGTGAGCCGTGTGACATGGCGGCGGGTCCATGCCTGTGCGGGGCTTGGCACAACCTCACCGAAACCTTACGCCGCATAAACAACGTCTTTAGCCTCGACGGCATGCCGGGAGACATCGAGCAGCACGGCCTAGAGTTCGTCGTTGGCTTTCGACGGCTTCGTGAAGCCAAGGCCACGGAGCGGTTGTGACCAACAGCCTGGCGTCGGGTCCCCACACCTTCCTGAATTACTACGGCGGGAAGTGGCGCCTGGCTCCCAAGTACCCAGCGCCGGAGCACGACACGATCGTGGAGCCGTTCGCCGGTGGGGCCGGGTACTCGTTGCGGCACTGGCAGCGCAAGGTTGAACTCTGGGACGTCGATCCCAGGCTCGTCGGGGTTTGGCAGTACCTGATCAAGGCTACGGAGGCTGAGGTTAAGGCGATCCCGATCGTGAAGTGTGTCGATGACCTCGGCTCGGCGCCGCAGGAGGTCAAGTGGTTGGTCGGGTGGTGGCTAGGTGCCGCATGCGGTGGTGGACCGCAGGCTCGTGTGCCTAACAACCCAACGTACAGAGACGGGGGTAAATACTTTTGGCGTGAAACAATTCGGGATAGGATCGCCAACGATCTCCAGTACATCCGACATTGGAAGGCGAACCAAGGCAGCTACCGCGAGATCCCGATGTCGCGCGAGGCCACGTGGTTCGTGGACCCGCCGTACAACAACAGCGCAGGGTCAGCGTACAAGCATCACAACATCCACTACCCAGCGCTAGCGAGCTGGTGCAAGTCGCTGTGCGGCCAAGTCATGGTCTGTGAGAACGAGGGCGCGGATTGGCTGCCTTTCCAACCGTTCGCCCACACACAGGCCAGCATAGCCCACGGCGTCACGAAGGAGGTGCTGTGGACCAACACCTGATCGCGCTGGCCGGCGAGCTTGACGACTTGCGGGTCAGCATGGCCCGGCGGGACCCCGCGGCGTTCTGCGAGTACGTGCTGCGGGACGAGAAGACCAGGCAGCCGATCACGCTATGCGACGAGCACCGCCGCTGGCACCAGCTCTGCACGGACTGGGACCGCCTGATGCTGTGGGCACACTACGACAGCGGCAAGTCCACGATGATATCCGTGGGTCGCGTGCTGTGGGAGCTCGGGCAGAACCCGAACCTGCTGGTGGCGATCATGACGGCCACCGACGACCTAGCGATCAAGACCGTCGGGCTGATCGCCAAGTACATCGTGGAGAGCGAGGAGCTGCACCGCGTCTTCCCCGACCTGCAGCGCGACGTCAAGGGCAGGTGGTCCGGGCACAAGCTCGATGTCGTGAAGCCCGCGGCGGCCCGCGACGCCTCTGTCACCGCCGCGGCCGTGGGCTCGAACAACCTAGGCTCGCGCTGGGACCTGCTAATCCTGGACGACGTCGTAACAAGGAAGAACGCGCAGAGCCAGCTGCAGCGCGACGAAGTTCACAGCGAGATCGTGGCCACTGCCGGCACCCGCGTCGGCTTCGGCGGCAGGATCTGGGCCCTGGGCAACGTCTGGCACAGCGATGATGCCTACCACAGGCTCGCCGCGAACCCGCGCTGGGCCTCGGTGAAGGTCCCCGTGCTGAAGGATGATGGCGAACCCGTGGACCCGAAGCGCTGGCCCAAGGAGCGCGTCGAGGCGGAGCGGGTCAGCTTGGGGCCACTGCTCAGCAAGCAGCTCCTGGACTGCAAGGAGGTCCGCGACGCCGAATCCCGCTTCGCCCAGGCCTGGGTTGCCAAGATGATCGAGCGCGGCGCCTCTCGGACCGTGGTACCCGCAGGGGCTTTCGCGTGGAACCAACCGCCACCCGCTGGCTACCTCGTCGTCACCGGCGTCGACCCGGCCAGCGGCAAGAAGCCACGACCCGGCGGCAAGATCGCCGAGACCGCGATCTACACCACGTTGTTCCACCCCGGCGGTGACAGGGAGCCGCTGGAGTGCTGGGCCGGGCATTGGGACCTCGACGAGACCATGGCCAGGCTGGAGAGCACGTGGCGTCGTACCCGCGGGATCATCTTCGTCGAGGGCAACGGGGTGCAGAACATGCTGGCCCAGGCCTTCGCGCGGACCAGGATGGCGTTGCCGATCCGGACCTACACCACGGCCGCGAACCGAGACCAATGCATAGAGACCATGGGCGCCGAGATGGCTAGCGGGCGTTGGATCCTGGCCAGCAAGGGCGGCTCGGTGGGCCCGGACATGGAGCGCTGGTTGGCCGACCTCGCCGAGTTCCAGCCCGGCCAGCACCCCGGGGATCGCTTGATGGCCTCGATGTTCGCGGTCGAGGGTTGGCGCGAGATCACGGGGGAGCCGGCACCGGGCCGGGCCAGGATCGTCAATTTAGGTGGAATGCAAGTCAGATGAACCGGCCCGGCCATACCGTACCAAACCCTACCGGACCGGTTCATACCTGCCATCACACGAACACGACCTGCAGCTTGATGAAGCCGGCGGACATGAGTTGCTTGGCGGCGGTGTTGGCAGCCTTAGCATCAGGCCTGGACACGGCTGTAAGCTTGCCCGAGACCCGGTGCTGCCCGGACACGATGAAGGTCTTGGTTGGCTTGGTCATGTTCCTGGTACTTGCATAGCCCGTGCCAAGCCTTCAGCGCCAGAATCCGCAATGGTTTCGTCGCGAGCGCTGCCAGCCATAAGCAGAAAGTGCCACTTTCCGTCACCTTGCGCGCGCGAATTGTCACCGCCTAGCTCCGCGGAACCATTAAGCTTTCGGGTTGCGCACAGTGTTGACCATGACAGGGATGTCAGAGCTGGCGTTGCGGTGCCGCCGGCTTCAAGCCTGATCCCGGCTTGGCACGCGGTGTGCATTATCTAGGCGCATGAGCAAGCAAATCAACCTCGACGGCACGATCGATGCTGACCCCGCCGTGGCACCCAAAGCTCCGACCGCGCACGCCGTCGCGTACGACGCCGCGCTGGAGACCTTCCGCGCTGCCTCGCGTAAGTACACCGTGACCAGCAAGGCCTATCACGCCCGCGAGATCGGCGACGCTGAGTTCTTGGCTGCTAAGGCAGCGTTCAAGCTCGCGCAGGTCGCGTGCGACGTCGCCGAGACCAACTTCATCAACGCCTGCAACGAGACCGGAGAGATCTAGGATGACCAACCAACCAAAACCCTCGCACCCCAACCTCCAGGCCGCCCTGGTCGCCGCCACCAGGCCGCAGTCGGTGGAGCGGATGAACGCCGTGGCCGCCGACGCGATCGCGGCCTACGCCACCGCAGCGCGCTGCCTGGGCTGCGGGATGGCCGTGCGGCGGGGATGCTGCCCGGGGTGCGAATAGCATTGGACTGCGACATCCACATGGTGGTCGAGGCGTACGACCACAACGCCAACAAGTGGGAGCTCGTGATCGACGAGCGGGCCGCGTATGGTGAACGGAACTACAGCGTGTTCGGCGCCCTGGCCGGCGTGCGGCGCAGCTACGGCTTGGCCCCGATCGCGGCGCCCCGCGGCTTGCCCAAGGACATGGCCGAGGAGACCAAGGCTTGGGCCGAGCACGGCATAGACCACACCCCGAGCTGGTTGACCCTGGCCGAGGTCCTGAACCACGACTGGGATCAGTGGCGCGTCACGAACAGCGCATGGGTCAACGCCGCGGTGGTGTTGGACATGATGCGCAAGAAAACGGATGAGCCATCAAGATACAGGTACGACATTAGCGGTGGCAGCGTCGTGACGTGCTCGGTGGCCGACCTGAAGCGGCTGATCTTGGACCGCTGCGACGGCGAGATCCCCGAGGTCTCGGACGCGCTGGAGGCCGAGATGGGCCCGGTACGACACCACTGCCTCGACGGTCTCAACTGGCACTACGCCAAGCATGAGTGGATGGAACCCCTGGCAGAGTCCTGCCAAGGCTTCCTGACGTGGGCCCGCGCGTTGACTTCCTGCCAGGGGCTGCCGTTCCGCAAGCCCGAGGAGATCCGGCTGGTGTTCGGCTTCGATTCCTAGCCGGTGCTAGGCTTGGGCTTATGCCCCCAGGCCCGAGCGATCCCAACGCCGCCAGCCAGCTGAGCCAGGCCGCCCCCGCCGGCGTCGAGGGTGCCGGTGGCCTTTCCGAGCGTCAGATGGAGCTCAGCGCGTACTGGTCCTACTTCCGCGCCGCCCAGTACGAGGGCCGGGCCGTGGACTGGAACGGGCACCAGGTCACCGGCACGGCCGAGCATGCCGCGATCGCCAGAGAGCAGTTCATCCCGCCGGGCTTCACGGACCCCGCCGGCAGCACGCTACCGCTCAAGTTCCGCAAGCCCACGGTCCCGTACCACCTCTGCCGCGTGATCGTGAAGACCTTCACCGGCTTGCTGTTCGGCGCCGAGACCCACCCTAAGATCGGGTGCCCCGACGACGTTGAGCACACCGAGGACTGGCTGACCGCGTTCGCCGAGGAGACCAGGCTGTGGTCCAGGATGCGCCTGGCCCGGGACTACGGCGGCGCCATGGGGACGGCCTGCGGCGGGCTGATCTTCCGCAAGGGCAAGCCGATCATCGAGGTCCATGATCCGCGGTGGTGCGAGGTCAAGCGCGGCGACGACGATGAAGTGCTGCGCTTCGAGAAGCGATACCTGTACCCCAAGGAGTTCAGGGACCCGGCCTCGGGCGACTTCGTCAAGGGGGACTTCTGGTACCGCCGCGTGATCGACGCCGAGAAGGACGTCGTCTGGGAAGCAGTACCGGCGGAGCGTGGCCTCGAGCCGGACTGGGACGCCGAGGACCACAAGGAGGTCGCTCACGGCCTCGGGTTCTGCCCCATTGCCTGGGTCCACAACATCCTGGTGCAGGGCGACCTCGACGGTGACCCGGACTGCCTCGGCATCTTCGACACCGCGTCCGGGATCGACATGCTGATGGCCCAGGCCCACAAGGGCACGATCAGCAACATGGATCCGACCCCGCTGATCAAGTCGGACACCGAGGTGCCGCCGACGCTGCGCAAGGGTTCTGACAACGCGCTGGTGCTGCCGACGAACGGCGACGCTCACTACATGGAGCTCGACGGCAAGTCGATCGAGCTGGCCATGAAGCTGGTGGACAAGCTGCGGGAGCAGGCCCTCGAGGTCGCGCAGTGCGTCTTGGACACCAACTTCGACGGGCCGGCGCGGACCGAAGCCGAGGTCACCGGCAACTTCCGCCAGATGATCAACGCCGCCAACGACTTGCGGGAGCAATACGGCGAGATGTTCGTCAAGCGCCTGCTGGACATGGCGCTTCGGGCTGCCCGAAAGCTCGGCGAGGAAGCACCGGGCGAGGATGGCATGCCGACGACCCGCGCGGTCAAGCTCAGGCCAAAGGTCAACGGCCCCGGGGACGTCGAGGACCGCGACGTCGGCGAGGGTCAGATCATCGAGCTGAAGTGGCCGCCTTACTTCCAGACCAGTCCGACAGACACCAGCGTCACGGTCAAGGCTTCGGCTGAAGCCGCGGCTGCGGGCCTGATCAGCAAGGTCACCGCGGCGCGCAAGGTGGCCCCGATGTTCGGGGTCGAGGACGTTGCTGCTGAGGTTAAGGCAGCCACGGTGGACGCCAAGGCCATGGCCAACGAGCTGAAGGCGGCCGTCGACAAGACTTGGGGGCAGTGATGCATGACCGCAAGCTTGACGACGCGCTAGCCATAGGCCTGATCTTCGCCGCCGGCTTCCTGATTGCGGCAGCCCTAGCCGGGTCGCTGTTTGCTGGTTGTGCAGCCGTGCCGCCGCCGGAGCCCAGCGTCATGCCACCGGTGTCTGCAATGGACGCCGGAGCGCCGATCAGCGCCGACCCGGGCTGCGCCGTGCTGTGCTCGCGGTGCCCCCAGCTCGGGCCCGATGGTGGTGATTGCACCCAGGCCTGCGGCAACACGCTGGAGGCCGTGGACAGCATGCTGGACCCACAATGCGTCCGGGATGCAGTAGACTGCGATGCGGCGCTGGCCTGCGTCCGCTGAGGGAGGTTCGACATGATCAACGTGGTGCTCGTGGACTTCGGCTGCGGGATCCCGCACAAGGACGTCGTCGATTGCGCGCAGGCGCTGACGATCCAGGCGACCCAACACTTCGGCCTTAACCCCCCGTTTGGGTACGGCTTCGGCGCTATGGTGCGGGCCGCGGCGGGGCCGTTCGACGTCAAGCCGCACGAATGGGTGATCGGGTTGTTCCGCGAACCAAGCCAAGCCGGGGCGCTTGGCTACCATGATCAGACCCAGCATGGCCAACCTCTGGCCAAGGTGTTCCCGCTGCTGGACCCCGCGACGAAGTGGACCACGATCGCCAGCCACGAGTTACTCGAGCTGTTGGCGGACCCCAACGTCGCGCGGTGCTCGTTGGCCGAGGACGGCCAGGTCTGGGCCTACGAGGTCTGCGACGCCTGCGAGTCCTACGCGTACTCGATCCACGTCGCCTCGGGCGCCACGGTGATGGTCTCGGACTTCGTGCTGCCGCCCTACTTCGAGCCGATGCCCAGCATGCTCGGGCTGAAGCGGGACTGGATGGGCTTGATCAAGCACCCCCTCGAGATATTGTCCGGCGGTTACGGGCAGACCTACACGCCGGACGCCGGTTGGAGCCAGCACCAGCACGCCGCTCAAGCACCGAGCGCGTACCGGCAAGCCGTGAGCCAGCTCGGCCGCGGCGCCAAGCGTCGAGCATAGATTGACCGCGGGCCATGCTCGCCCAGAAAGTGAGAAACCGATGAAGAATATCCTGTTCGCCGCGATCGCAGCCCTGGCGCTGCTCACCTCCACCGTGCGCGCCGAGAACTGCTCGACATCCTGCAACCTGACCCCGGGACCGTGGTCGCCGCTCTACAGCATGGCTGACGGCTTCTTTCAGTACCTCGGCCACGGCACGTTCAGCTGCTCCGGATCACCGAGCCAGGTCTCATGCAGTCGCGGCTCGGAGTCCTACACCATCGCCACCCTGGGTAGCAACGACGTCGTCGTGTTCGTGCCAGGCAACAACTGGTGGGTGCACAGCGCGCACTACACCCCGGGCCAATCCGGAACCTGGTCGTGGTCTTGGGACGGCGGCGCTCGCGCCGGTCGGCTCACGTACACGTGCCTGGCCTGGGACTTCAACTTCAACTGCACGAACTACGCCTACGGGACCTGCGATTGACGTGCCCGGCATGCGGCCTGCTGCTGTGGGTAGCCGTGGAGAAGGACGGGAGCCGTCACCTGTGGTGCGCGAGGTGCGACTTCAGCAGGTACCTCCGCGTCGTCCCCGGTGGCGGCGCTGGGCCTGGATCCTCCTCACCTACGGTGCCGCGGTAGCCTGGGGCATGACAGTAGGGCGCTGCGCCAACGACCTAGCCCGGGCCGGGCGTAAGCTGGAGGTCATGGAGCAGCGCCAATGAAGCTCAACGGATCCCCGAACTGGCCCGGGATCGCGTATCTCGCCGCGGCCACAACGGCCATGTGGTTCGCGTCCGCCGCGTTATGGACATTCATCCCGGTGTCGATCCTGGCGCTCATGACCGCGGTCGATGGCCGGGAACGAGGTTGGTGGTGAGCAGTACCCTGTACATCCATGGCCGTGCTGTGGCCGGCCGGGTCCACCTCAGCGAAAGCGCCAGGCTGCAAGGACGATGCCCGAGCTGCGGGCTGCCCAAGGCGGCCCAGGGCCTGCGCAGCGAGGCCAGGACCGCGCACGGCCCCACGGTCAGCCAGGACCCCGCCAGGCCCTGCCTGCCCTGCCAGAAGGCCATGGCGGTGGGCATCGAGGCCGGCGCCGTGGAGCGCTACGACGAGCCTGGTGGTCATGCCCCGCTGCGGTCCGGGCAGCCCTGGACCGACGATGATGGCCTCGTGTTCCGCGTTGTGCGGGACAGCCTGCTCGGCGAGCCGGGCTGGGCGACGTCGGCGACTTGGGCGGATAAGCTGGGCTGCACGTGGCGGGCCTTCGCCCACCTGGTCAAGCACGGCGTTTTCGACGCCGCGATCGGTGTTGACAGCGGGGAGCGGCGCTACCGCTGCCTGTCGCCGAGCAAAGCCAAGCTCAGGCTCGTGGAGTGGAACAAGAAGGTGAAGCGTGAGCAGGTATCCAAGTAAGTTCAGCCATCCCGAGGATGCAACACTGCTCGCGATGTCCATGCTGCCGCCGGCGACGCGCTGGGAGAAGCGGGCCCAGATGATCTCGTTCGCAGCCTACAACGTGCTGCTGGACAAGCCTGAGGGTACCGATCCCTGGCCCTACGTGCTCGGCGCCGCCAAGGTTCACGATGAGCGTTCCGGGCCGTGGTGCGATGGCCTCAAAGCGGTGAACGTCAAGGTTCATCACGCCACGTTGAAGCGCAGGATCCTCGCCAAGATCGAAGTCTCACGGAGGAAGCATGCCAAAAGCTAGGTCGAAGGCCCAGGCCCGCAAGCTGGGAAGCCTGTACAGCCAGGGCAAGATCACGAAGAAGGAGCTCAGCACCCGCACCAAGGGCCTGAAGCTCAGCAAGCTCCCCAACAAGGTCAAGCGCAAGAAGGGGAAGTGATGCTGATCGCGATCGACTTCGACAATACCATCGCTCGCCGCACCGGCGGCGCAGCACCCAACGACATGTCGAAGCCGATGGAGCTCGTGCCCGGGGCCAAGGCTGGGCTGCTCGCGCTGCGTCGGGCCGGGCACAAGCTGATCCTGTTCAGCTCGAGGTCAAACGTGGCCTACCGCAAGGACTGGACCCTGAACCCGGTGTGGCGGAACCCCGGCGTTGAGTTCGACAAGGCGAAGTGGGAGGCGCAGCGCACCACGAGCGAGGACCTGCACCACGAGATGGTGGGCTTCGTCAAGCTTGAACTGCCCGGCGTGTTCCTGGCGATCGACGATGGCCTGCAAGGTAAGCCCGTGGTCGATCTCTTCATCGACGATCGTGCGTTCCGCGTTGACACCCGGCGGGCCTGGCGAGACGTCGAGCTGCTGTACGGCGATCCCGAGGAAGTCCGCCGGAGGGAGGCCTGATGCTGATCGCCGGGCTGATGCTGATCGCCGGGTTCGTTGCCTACGTGGCCTGGGTGGTCAAGCACGGCGCTCGGCGTGGCGTGTATCGCTATCACCTGTTCCGGTGCCGTAAGTTCCGCGTGTTCCTGCACCACGTCGACGTCGCCGACCCGGACCGTGACCTGCACAACCACCCTTGGGTCAACGCTTGGAGCCTGATCCTATGGGGTGGGTATCGCGAGATCGTTGACTTCCCTAGGCTTGAAATGCACGGAACGACCGATCGTTGGCACTTCGCCGGCATGGCCAACAGGCTCTACCCCGACGCGTACCACCGCATAGCGGCCGTGCTGCCGAACACGTGGACCCTGTTTATCGCCGGCCCTCGGACCCGGTCCTGGGGCTTCCTGACGCCGCTGGGCCACGTGGACTGGCGGACCTACCTCGGCGTCCCCGAGGGCACCGACCTGGAGGATTGAGATGTTCTGGCTACCGCAAGGATACGGTTACGACCCCACACCGCGCCCCGTGAAGGCTGGCGAGCATGTTGATGGCCTGTGCCCGAAGTGTGGCGCCGAGAAGCTCCTGGCGGCGGCCCGTGACGGCGAGCAGGGCCTCCAGAAGGTCTGCAAGCTCTGCGGCTGGCGAGCCCCGATGTGACCCTGCCACGGCGGCTCCAGCGTTGCACTAAATCGATATCCGGAATCGTACCCGCCACCGGGAAACACCGGTTCTTTTCTTGCAACCAACCGCCGTTCTGTTGGATCGGTAGGCATCCGCGGTGCCGGCAGCACGTCGCCAACGCTTTAGCGTCGTTCGCCGTCATCGATGGCCTGGAAGCCACGCTGTCCACGCAAGTCATCGATGCCCTCGGCAACCCGAGGCCGGTGTCCTGGCTGGTGGACCTGATCGAGGCCGAGGGCTAGGCTTGAGGGCATATGGCCCGAAACCGCAACGTGAAGCAGTTCCAGGGCGGCCGTACTACGCCGCGGGAGTACCACCAGGCCCACGCCTTCCCGCCCTACGCCAAGTGCCAGGGCTGCGGTGCTCGGCCCATGATCCGCGCGATCACGATGATGCCCTGGGACGACTTCCTGAAGGCCGACGGCGCCAAGCTCGTCGTGGACCAGCTCGCCCACAAGTTGCCCGAGCTCGTGGCCCAGAACGTGGTCCAGCTCAAGGGCCCTGACGGCCTGCCGCGCCCCCACGTCCGGCTCGGCGTTGCCTACAGCTGCGAGCGCTGCCAGCGCGACTTCGAGCGCGCCCTGGCCAAATTACCAAGCTACGTCGTAGTGGATCTTAACAGAGGCCCGTCCAACGCGAAGGTGATCACCAGTGGCTGACGACAAAGTTGTTCACCTGGTGCCCGTGGCTGATGCCGCGGATCCTGACTGCGTGGAGAAGCTCGGGAACCTGCTCGAGGCTGCCAAGCGCGGCGAGATCACGGAGTTCACGATGCTGGCCCGGGGCTCGGACCGCGTGTTCATGGCCAGCACGAACGTCGAGGACATCCCCGGCTTGATCGGCCAGTTCGACATCCTGCACGCCGACCTCGTGGCCAAGGCGGCCCAGATCTACAAGCTGCGCCCCGGCAGGAACTGAGGCCATCGTGGGCGAAGCCCTAGCCCGCACCATGCGCCGGCGCCCGGACCGCGACGGTCCTCAGCTCTGCAAGGAGGAGGCCGGGGCCCTACGCAAGATGCGCCAGGAGGCCAAGGCCGCCGGCAGCAAGCTGGAGTCCGGTGGCAAGGGCGGCCTGCCACCCAGCCTGGTCCTGCACGTCATGCGGCGCGATGGCTACCGCTGCGCCCGCTGCGGGTCGCAGGACGGCGTCAGCGTTCATCATAAGGGGGGAATCGTGAACTCGGCCTGGGCCGCCAAGGTGGGGCATAGCAACGACCCCGGCAACATCGTGACGATCTGCCACAAGTGTCACGACAAGGTGCATGACGAGGCCCGCGCCGAGGGCGTTGACTCCCAGCAGGTCCTCGCTGTCGGCGACGAAGGCACCCGGCACGACCACGGCCAGGACAAGGTCGTCGGCGGCGATGGTTCGATCAAGGCCCGCTAGGACCGCTTGCCCTTGCGCGAGGCCTTGCCGCGGCGCTTGGCCGAACCTCTCCATACTCCGCCGTCGTAGGTCCGGGCCCACTCCGGCTCGATGTAGGCCAGCTTGGTGACCGTCACGCCGCCCTGGTTCAGGACCGGCAAGGAAACGCGCGGTGGCGCCGTCGGCACCGGTACAGGCGCAGGCCTTGGGTTCGCCTTGTAGGCAGCTGCCAAGTCTTCGATGGTGACGCCATGTGGCAGCCGGTTCGCCCACCGGTAGCAGCACCCGTCACGGATCTGTGTCTCGTTGCGCTCCAGGCACACGCCGGTGATCTCGCGGCCGACCTCGCTCGGCGGATCACACATCTTGAACTTCACGCAGTACGCACAGATCTTGCCGTCTTCGGTAATGTACTTTCTTTTCATGGACATGCCTATGATTCTAAACTAACTGCTTTAGCGGGACTCCACTTATCTTTCCAGATCGCCGAGTCATGTAGAGGAGAGTCGCACACCTATGCAAACTTTTCATACCCCATTAGTTAGGGACATAACTTCGATCACTGAATTCATGGTTTCTTCGCAGGATTTGCTATGCAAAGTTTGCGTACTTGACAGAAAAGTTTTCCAAATCACAGCAGGACAAGACGTTCCGATAGGAACGGATTGGCCTTGAGTAACTCCCTGTTGATCTTCTGGAGCCTGGTTGGATTGGGAAGTCAGGGTGGTTGGGGTGATGAATTGAAGGATCCAATTCAAAAGCCACGGGTCTGCCTTGGGCACACCTTCCTGTGCTTGACGAACTTCACGCGCTGCCAGCCGGGCTGGAACAGGCAATTCAGGCAGCATCCCCGGGTCACACACTCCGCGCGCTGTGAGGCTTGCCACACCGCGTGCTCCTCGGTGCGCTGCTTTTGAGCCTGCCTGACCCACTCGACCTCGCGCTTCCGCCGGACTTCCTCGGCGAGCTGGGCCTCGTGGCAGCGGAGGTCCTCACGAGCCCTGTCGGCCGGGTAGGGTGGGTTGACGCGGGCGAAGCATGCCGGGTTCTGGCAGCCGACGTGGACCGGCACTAGGTCTTTGACCCCGTGGTCGAACTCGAGGCCGGCTGCTGGCACGGCGTAGTCACAGAACGGGCAGTTGTAGGAGCCATCGGGCCAGGTCCGGGTGACCTCGCGCTCCCGGCCCAGGCAGTCCGTGATGATCACTGGGTGAACCCTTGGTAGCTGCAGTCAACCTTGTTGCCGTCCGCGCGGAACCCGACCGCGCCGTACTGCTTGCACTGGATCCAGCCGGTCAGGGCCAGGTTGTGCCGAATGCCGGCGCCGCACTGCGGGCACTTGCCCGAGGTTGCCACGGCCTGGGCCTCGGCGTGAGCGGCTTCGATGCGGGCCTTGCTGGCGGCCTTGGCGGCGCGCTTCTCGGCCATCTTGATCGATCGGGCGGTCTTGATTGTGTTGGTCATGCCTGCCTCTTGTTGCACGTGCTGTGCCAAGCCGGCCTTGAGCCAGGATCGGCAGCACTGATCGGCGCTGCTATGACAATCGAGTCATGCCGTGAAGTGTACGCAAGCCGGATCGCTAGCAGTTCCGCAGGCTTGCCCGGTGACGTTTTGCGCACCGATAGTGACGAAAACCGGCACTTTCGGGTCAGGATCTATACCCGGATCCGCGTAAACCGCGGTAAATTGGCTATAAACCAAGCACCGTGACTTGGCACACCACGTGCAAGTACCAGAGTCATGGACAGACCAGACGCCGCCGAGTTCGTGATCGCGACCTGCGAGTGTCCGGACTGCGAAGCCAGGCTGAGCGTCCTCGACGGCGACCGAGTACCGGAGCGCTGCGACTGCGGCGCCTTCTACGACCCGCGCGCCGTGATCATCGACGCCCGCTTGGGCGACCGCGACATGGACCGCGTGGCGGCGCTGAAGCAGCTCGGTCACCACCGTCTCGCAGAAGTCTGCGCGCAGATCGCGCGCCGCAACATGGCCCGAACCCTGGAAGGACTGAAGTAACATGGAAACCAAGCAACTGGTGCGCGAGATCGCGATGCTGATCGTCAGCGCGGAGACCGCGGAGCTTGCCATCCGCCTCGGCGGCAGCGACCGCAGCGAAGCCCTGGACATGCGGATCATCCGCCTGATCGGCCTCGGTGCCGATGCCGACGACCTTGCCGGCATCGTGGACGCCGGACGCCGTGCCGGCGCCTTGCTCGCAGCGGTGGACGAGGACTTGCCCAGCAAGGATCCCGCGGCCGAGCTCTGCCGGATCGGCGAGCGCCACGTCGCCAAGGCGAACATGGCCAAGCGCGTCGACGACATCCTGAGCGGGCTCGAGGTGAAGTCGTGAAAGCGCTGACCCTGATCCTGGCAACGCTGGCCGCCGGCTGCGTGGCGGAGCCCATCGGCAGCCTGCCCCACGTCGCCGACCTGTACCCCGACGAGCTGCAGGCCACCTTGGACGCTTGGACCGCGATCAAGGGCGCTCCGGGCAACGTCGAGGCCGTGCGCAACGCCACGGTGACCTTCGGATCCTCGCGCCAGGTGACCGAGCGCTGCCACGGCGGCACCCCGCTGACGGGCTGCACCACAATGGACGACGACGGCACCCGGATCAACGTCATGCTGGCTTACGGTGCCGACCAGCCTTGGCTGGTGTGCCACGAGCTCAGCCACGCGATCCGCGGCGCCACGGTCATCGGCAATGGCGGCGACAAGGACCACACCGACCCTGAGATCTGGGGCCAGACCGGGGTCGTGAACACAGCGGCGATAGCGATCGCGCGCGCCAGGGCCGTGGTTTCGCCCCCGGCGGCGCAGCCTGCTACACTCGCACCGTGAGCAGGAACCTACGATTGATCAGGTCGGTGACGGCGGGTGCCGGTGGTTGGGCCGGGGACGGCACGGTGTGGGATGGCGACGCCGCGGCGAACGCGCCGAAGCCGGCCTCAGCCCCCAACGTTGAGGTCGGAAGCCCGATCGCGCATGCCAAGCTGCGCCCGGAGGGCGATGGTTCTGAGGCCCGCACCAAGGGCTTCAGCGGAATCATGCGGGTCACCGGCGCTGATAGTTCGCGTCGCTTCGACCTCCGGCTCGTGCTGGCCTACGCCAAGCACGACGCCAACGGGGACGTCCGCACTGATTGGCAGGAGCCTGTAGGGCCCTCCCCGCCTACGCCCCCCGCGGCGCGCGACATCGGTGACGGCGAGGACTTCACGACGGCGCCGTTCGATCTGCCGCTGCAGGACATGGCGTTCCACCTGGTGCCGCAGGGCGGCAACCTGGCCTCCGGCAGCGTGGTCGAGATCTGGGCCGCGGAGCTGGATTGATGGCTGGCTTCGGCCCGATCGTCGGCGTCGACGGCTTCCCGTTGAGCTTGGGCGGCTTGGCTCCGGTGCATGTTGCTGCGCTCGATGGGCTGAGCGCTCCGGCGAAGGCCTCGCTGCGTGCGTTTTGGTGGACGCGTCAGAAGCTGGCCACGTTCACGGGCTTGCCCTACGACGCCACCCACCTCTACGACCAGAGCGGCGCCGGCAAGAACCTGCTCAGCGGTGCTCCCGTTGGCACCACGTTCGAGGGCAGCGACATCGCGCTCGTGCTCGATCCGCTCGTACCGAACACCTTTGCGCGCGGTGATGCGCTGGGACTCGCCGCGGACCCGGCGCTGACGATCGTGTGGAAGATGAAGTGCACGGCGGACCTGAGCACGTTTCCCACGCTACTGAGTATGGGCACCTCGGGAGACCCTGAAATGAGCGTGTCGTTTGAAACCGGCGCACTGGACACGGGGAACTTCGAAGGCTCCGCGTCGCTGCAGTGGTCGGCCCTGACGGGCCTGGATGTCTGGAATACGTGGGTGATGACCAAGCCAGTTGGCGGTGGTTACGCGAACACGTGGCGCCTCTATCGCGGAGCGACGGCGATCGGAGCGCCGGACCTGGTGACGGCCGGCGCCCTCGCGCTCGGCAACACCTCGCTCATCCTAGGTGACTTCGATGGCGGCGGCTTCCCGTTCGGCGGCCACCTTGCCGGTATGGGTGTGTTCGAACGCGAACTGAGCGGCGCCGACCTCGCATTGGTCCAGGCGCTGTAAACCTGTTCGCGTAAGCTAGCGTTTAGTGCGTGGTTTCCGCCAAGTTGAGCACGACCTCCGCGAGCTGACAGCCATCGAGAACGACCTCGGTGGCTTCACGGTCTATCATGGCCGCCGCGAGATCACTCGCTTCGTGGTCTCGCGTGGTTTGGCTTGGCGCTTGGGGTTGTGGTTGGTCTGGCGCTGCTTCGTAGGCTTCCCGCGTGCCATGATACGGCGTGGCTAACAAGCCGATCAGCCCGCGCGAGATGCTGGCAGCGCTGTCCCGGTCGGAGCGCCGAAACATCGCGCCGGCCCGCCAGGCCTTCGACGCCGGGATCGGGGCCATGGGCCGCGCGGTGTCCCGCGCGGTGCGCGCTGGTGGTCGTGATCCCGTGACGCGGGCCACCTTGGGCCAGATCGTGACCGCGGCCCAGCACGCCGTTACCCGCGTGTTCCATGGCGTCGGCCAGGTCATCGTGGCGTCCACCGCTGACACCCTGGCCGACGGGTTGGGCGTCGTTGCCGGTGCCGCCGGGCGCCTCGGCTTGAACGTGGCGGTGCTTGAGGACGCCAGGACGGCGGCGCAGGCCTTGGCCGCCAAGCGGGCATACTTCGAGGGGATGCGGCGCCGCGTGATGATCACGAACGCCACGGATGCCGCGGCGCTGATCCGGGAGCGCTTGGCCTTGGTTCCCGTGGACGAAGCTAGGGTCGGCCAGGCGATCGATGCCGCCGTGGAAGCTGCCGGGGACCAGTGGTGGAAGGTCGAGCGAGTTGCTGCCACCGAGGCGTCTGCGGCCTTTAATTCTGCCCAGGACGTCGGCATGAGCATCCTGTGGGCTGGCGAGCCCGGCCTGATGAAGCGATGGACCGAGCTGGTGGACGACGCCACGGGGCGCCCGCTGGACAACCGCGTCGCTCCGGATTCCATGGTGATGCACGGTCAGCTCGCCAAGCCTGGCGGCAAGTTCCGCATGCCGTCGTCAGCGATCGGCAAGTTCAGCTCGGCGCTGATGATCGGGTCCTGGGATCACCCCCCAAACCGCCCGCACGATAGAGCCGTGTTGGTCCCGTGGCTGCCCGGACAAGGGGTGTTGGGATATGAGCTTCGCGGCGCCCGGAAGTACCGCCGGAGCTGACCGAGGTTGCGCGGCGACCCCACATACCGTACAAGGCAACTGTGGACCCCAAAAATCTTCGAGCCTTTGCCAAACGTGGCCAGAAGCAGAACCCGGACCCCAAGGCCGCGAAGCCTGGCGCCGATCCTGAGATCCAGGAAGGTGGCGAGGACAAGCTCGGCCAGCTGACCCCGATCCTGGAGGAGGCCGCGGGCGACATCGAGTCTGCCGCGGAGTCCATGACGACCCTGCCCGATGAGGTCTTCGGGGCCGAGGAGCCGGAGCAGGCCTGGGAAGACGAGGCCGCGTCCACGATGGACGAGCTCGACGAGGATGTTCAGGACGCGCTCAAGCCGCTGTCCGGCATCAGCGCCGACGATGCACACGAGCTGGCCCAGCACCTCATGGACGAGGGCATGGTCGACGACGCCGAGGCCGTGGCGGCCTGGCTGTACCTCGTCGGCTGCCACATGGCCAAGGGTGGGGACCAAGGCGACGACTCCGAGGACGACGAAGACTTGGAAGACGGTGGCGCTGACGAAGACGCCGAGGGAGAATACTGAGCCATGGGCGTTATGAACGACATCCTGAACGAGTTGAGGGTGATCAGCGCCAGCCTCGATACCATCACCGCCACCGCGGGACCGACCGGGCCCACTGGGGTTGCTGTTACCGGGGCCACAGGCAGCACGGGCGCGACTGGTGCCACTGGGGCAACCGGTAGCACGGGAGCCACCGGCGCGACCGGAGCTACTGGCGCAACGGGTGCGACCGGAGCGACTGGCGCTACCGGGCCCACCGGCCCGACCTGATCGCGTGCACGATTCAGTGCTGCGCTTTGCGCGCCACCACCTCGTAGCTGGGGTGGTCGGCGGCGCGAAGGTTTTGGAGGTTGGCAGCTACGACGTGAACGGCACCGTGCGGCCCGAGGTTGAAGCCTTGAGGCCCGTGGAGTACGTCGGCGTTGACATGCGGCATGGACCCGGTGTGGACATGGTGGTCCCCGCTGCCGACCTCGTCGCCACGTTCGGCACGGCCGGCTTCGACGTCGTCGTGTGCGCCGAGGTGCTGGAGCACGTCGAGGACTGGCGGTCCGCGATCGAGGCCATGAAGGCAGTATTGATGCCGGGTGGCGTGATCCTGCTCACCACGCGTTCCGTCGGGTTCCCGCTGCACGACTACCCCGCCGACCACTGGCGGTTCAGCGTGGATGACCTTGTCCGGGCGTTCGCTGATTTCGCGGTGCTGGCCGCCGAGCCCGATCCTCAGGCACCAGGCGCGTTCATCTTCGCGCGTAAGCTGCATGGCGCGCGATCGCCCGCAAACCTTGGCGCGATCGCGCCGGGGAGCATGCATGCGGTTCGCGGTAACGATCCTGTCTGACGGCACCAACCCTCACGTCGAGGCGTTCCGGGAGGTGGCGGAGTCGATCGACGCCAGCCTGCGCGAGCTCGGCCATGACTCGCTGGTGGTGCTTGGCCGGCCGCCGGTAGGCCGCAGGGCGATCGTGCTCGGGGCCCAGCACGCCGTGGCGCTGGGCTGGGAATTGCCGCCGGACGCCATCGTCTACAACCTGGAGCAGGTCGGGTCCGGGTGGTTCCCGCCGGACGTGGTCGAGCTGTTCAACCGACATGAGGTCTGGGAATACAGCGCGATCAACGCCAGCCGTTACGGCGAGGTCGGGTTGCGCCCGCCCGCGGCGATCGTCCACGTGGGGTTCCACCCTAGCCAGCTCAAGATGCCACGGGTTCTCACCCCGAACTACGACGTCGCGTTCGCTGGTGCCCTCAACGCACGCCGTGAGGCCGTGCTGAATGGGCTTGAGACCCGTGGCCTCAAGGTGTTGCGCGTGCCTTTCGGGGTGTACGGCGCCGAGCGTGACGCCTTGATGGCGAGTGCCAAGGTCGCGCTGAACGTGCATTACTACGACGCCGCGATCTTTGAGGCCCCTCGCGTGCTGTGGGCCCTGCACAACGGCTGGCGTGTTGTGTCGGAGTTCAGCGCTGGCGACGAGGACAACGTTGCATTCGATGCCGGGGCCGTGCTGAGCGGGTACGAAGCCCTCGCGGATTGGTGCGCACAGCTCTGTGACGATGCCTACCTGCAGTCGGCCGTGGACCACTGCGAGCCTGTGCCGAGCATGACCGCCACGATCGCGGCGGCGCTGGGGAGACCACGCTTGGTGCTGGTCATGGTTTGCCAGGACGAGGACGCCACGATCGGCAGGGCCATCGATTCCGCGCTGCCACATATCGGTGCATGGTCGATCAGCTTCAACGGGCGTGGCGCCACCACGCCAAGGATCATCCAGGAGAAGCTCGGCCACCTGCCCGGCGCCTTGCACCGCCGGCCGTGGATGAGCTACGGGCACAACCGCGGCGAAGCTTTGGCGCTGGCCGCGCCGTATGGCACCTATGGCCTGATCCTGGACGCTGACGAGGTGCTGGAGGATGTCTTGCCCGGGGCTTTCGTCGGCATCGAGACCAGCGACGTCTGGGAAGTTGAAGAGCGCATGGGCGAACTCCGGTACCCTAAGGTGCGTGTAGTCCGCCTCGGCCTGCCGTGGAAATACAACGGGGATGTCCACGAATTGCTTGACACTTCGGCGGCGAGCGTTGGCAGCCTGGCCAAGCAGGCCGCGATCCGAAACCTGCGCGATGGTGCCGCGAGCAAGGAGCCACCAACGGAGCGCTACGCTCGCGAGGCCAAGCAGCTTGTGGCCAGGCTGGAGAAGGACCCGACAGACGCCAGGGCGTGGCATTACTTGGCGCAGAGCTTGGAGCTGGCTGGCTTGACCCGCGACGCCGTGACGGCGTACGAGCGCCGCGCCGCGCTGCCGGGCGGGTTCGACGAGGAGGCCTGGCTAGCCTTGCTGCGGATCGCCAGGATCTACGAGCGCTCCGGAGTGGCTGACGATCGTGTCCCGGCGGCGTTCTTGCGGGCCTGGCAGGCCAGGCCACAGCGCGCCGAGCCGTTGGTCGCGCTGGCCCGGTGGCATCGCTTTCGCGGCGACTATGCCTTGGCGTACCTGTACGCCCAGCACGCGGCCTGCATCCCGCGGCCACCGGATCGGCTATGCGTCGAGGCCTCGGTGTACGAGTGGCAGGCCGCGGACGAGCTAGCCATCGCGGCGTACTGGGTCGGGAACTATGAGCTGTGCGCGGCGGAGTGCTTTCGGCTGCTCGATGTTGCGCCGCCGGACCAGCGCGCCCGCATCCGCGAGAATCAACGCCTGGCCGAAGAGAAGCTGGCCGCGGCCAAGTGCCTGGATTAGCGGTATCCTGCACGCATATGGGCGTGCAGAACGACCTGCTCAACGAGCTCCGCGCGCTGCGCGCCAGCGTGTCGTTCACGGCGCAGGTCCCGTCAACGCCGGGATCGTCCCGGATCGCGGCCTCCACGATCCGGGCTTTGGACGTGCTCATGACGATAGGCACCGGCGCCGTGGTGCCGGCGTTGAACCCCGTTCCGGGTTGGGCATGGCCGATCGGGATCGCGCGGCAAGCCGGCGCACCAGGCACCGAGATCAACGTCGCTGTGCCTGGCGACGAGGTCGAGGACGCGTCGTGGTCGTGGGCGCCGGGTCAATCCGTGTGGCTCGGCGATGATGCCCGCTTGACACAGGGCGGTTACAGCGGCGCTTACTTCGTGGTGATCGGCGTGGCATTGACAGCAACTCGCGTGTTGGTCCGCGTGGAACAACCGGTCAAATTGGCCTAGGGTAGACATACATATATGGCTAATCGAACATTCTTGAAGGATCCGCAGAACTTCGAGCGAACCGTCGAGGTCAGCGCCGGGGTCGCCGACGCCGGTAAGATCCCCAACGTGAACGCTGCCGGCGTGCTGGACCGGACCGTAACCAACGCGGTGCAGACCAGCGCTGGCGCTCCCAGCTCGGGCCAGCTCGCCGCCTTGGACTCGTCTGGGCGCCTGGACAGCACGATGATGCCCGTGGGCGTTGCTGCCGACACCGCCGTGATCACCACGTCCGAGGTCATCGCCGCGGGAGCCTGGGTCAACATCTTCAACTCGAGCGGGGCCAAGGCGCGGAACGCCGACGCCAGCAACAGCCGCGAGGCCCACGGCTTCACCCTGCTCGGCGCCGGCTCCGGGGCGCCATGCACCGTGTACCTGGAGGGCGTCGACACCGCTGTCAGCGGAAAGACCCCGGGGGCCACGCAGTACCTCAGCGATGTCACCCCCGGTGCCAGCCAGGAGACCCAGCCCGTGACGGCGGGTCACCTCCTGCAGCGCCTCGGCGTCGCCACCTCGGCGACGAGCATCAGCGCGATGATCCAAACCCCGGTCACCCTGGCCTAACCTCAGTGGCGATCCAGAAGCCGCTGGTCGAGGACGGCGCGAAGCTTTCCCAGCTCGCCGCGACCGACCGGTTGTTCACCGGCCAGGACGATCTCGTCGCTGAGCTGGCCGCCACGGCCACGGTGGCGGGGACGACCTTGGCGGACGTCGCCGGGCTGTCGTTCGTGCTCAAGGTTGGCACCTACGCTTTCAGCTTCGATCTGCTGATCACCCAGGCCGGCTCTAACGGGATCGTGGGCGTGTCGGTGAACTACACCGGGACCGTGACCAGGGTGGCCCAGAGCGCGGTGTTGGCATCGACCGCGACGTCCGCTAGCTTCCGGTCCAACCAGGCCATCAACACGGCCATGGTGGACAGTGCCAACCGGGCCACCGGTGGCCCGTTCCCGACCAGGCTGGCCGGGTCCATCACGGTGTCCACGCCGGGTACGCTGACGCTACGCGCGCAGCGCAGCGCCGGGACCACCACGATCCTGCTCGGCTCTTCTGGCCTCGCGATCCAGCTCTGAGCCTTGGCATGGCGCGATCCTTGCATCCGCTGTACCCTAGTGGCATGGCCAAGGCCGTGTTCACGTCCGGTTCCATGCCCGTCGATCGCGCTCCTGGCCCCGGCGGTGATGAGCCGATCCAGCCCGAGTCCGCGTGCCACGCCTGGAGCCAGCACGGCCGCGGGCCCGAGTCTGAGGAGCTGGACGCCGAGAAGGGCAACCGCAGGATCGCCGAGATCCCGCGCCCCGTCGGCCTGGAAGAGAAGGCGCCCTGGGCGAAGGCTGCGGCCAAGAAGCTGCCGGCCAAGCTGCGTGATTTGCTGAAGAGGAACTTCTAAGATGCCGAACTTCAAGGCGGCCCGACCCAAGGGCCAACCCCGCACGCTCCGCACGATCGCCGAGGACAAGGGCAGCGCCCCCGCGGGCCGCGATCCCGGCATGGAGATTGATCCCGTGGCCGGCGTCCCGATGGGCTACCCCGGCGGTGGTGCAGGGCAGCGCTTCGCGGACCACGCCGACCAGGCCGCGCCGCAGGGCGCCGGCGCGAAGCGGCTCGACAAGCCGAAGCCGTACAAGTAGGAGCGACCCCCATGGCTGAGCAGACCAAGAACGACGAGCGCGCCGCCAAGATCCACCAGGACGGGCCGGAGCACGACATCAACGAGTGTGATGCTTCCGAGCATGGTCGCTACGAGCAGCGCGTGCCCGGCGAGGGCATGACGGGGCAAGATACCCGCAAGAGCACGGTGAAGCCGTTCTAGGCTTCCAAAGGGAGACGATCATGGCAGGCAAGCCGGACGCAGCGAACATCGGTAGCGAGAAGACCTACCAGAACCCCCAAGACGCCGTCGAGGCTGAAGAGGGCAAGTATCACGATCCCGCAGCGGACCTCCCGTTGGGTGACGGCCTTGACCAGGTCATGCCGCGCGGTCCGGCGCCGAAGCCGTACTGAGGTCAGCGGTTGACCGACGTCTTCACGCTGCACGGCGACTTCGAGACGCAGCCCGGTTCGGGCTCGCGCTCGATCGACCCCGAGGTCCGGTCCCGGATCGACGAGCGCTTGGCCATCGCGGCCAAGGCCGTGCAGACCTTGGAACTCGACGTCGACACCGCTGTGAGCGTGGACATGTCCAACCTCGGCGAGGCCGCCGTCGTGGTCATCAAGACCGACCAGAAGGTGAAGGCCAGGTTGACCTCGACCGACGGCGCCACGCAGGCCGTTCCTGTCGATGGCGTTCTGATCCTGATCGCCAAGGCCGTGGGCTACACGGCGATCGACCTGACCAGGTTGCCGGGCACCCCGACAACTGCGAGAATATTCCTAGCCGAGAAGGCGCCTTGAGGAGACCCCGAAGATGAGCGACGTCACCACGACCAAGACCCTGTCCCTGTACGAGGTGCTGAAGCGCGCCAACCCGCAAGACCTCGCGGATGCTATCCGCAAGCTCGGTCTCGCCGTCATGGCCAGCACGGTGAAGGCCGTGTTCACCGGCGTGACCGGTGCCGCGACCTACGACATCACCACGGCGGCCATGAAGGCGCTCGCCACGATCAGCGGCATCACGCTGGCCACCGGTGAGAACCTCCCACCGGCACGCCTCGTCCGCAGCCTCCGCGTGACGGCGGCCACCACGGGCACCGTGGTTGGCAGCTACGCCATCACCGATGCTTCCGGCACCGTGGTCTCCCCGGCGACGAGTTCGGCTGTCGGCCTGGCCAAGCTTTCCGACGACGGCAAGACGCTGACCTTCGCGTCGGCCGACGTCACCGCGTTCGTGATCGAGTACGAGCCGATGCCTGCCAACGACCTCAGCGCGTCGTTCGCGTCCGGCGTCTAAAACCCCAAGACTGAGGATCCATGGCCACCGAAGAAGAGACCGTGATCGAGCCGGGCACCGAGCCCGCGCCGGAGCCAGAAACGAAGCCCGAGCCCGCCGGTGCACAGCAAGCCGGCGGCAAGGTGCTGTCCAACCAGGCGATCGCCAACCTCCGCAAGGAAGCCCAGGAGCGGGGCCGCCGTGCTGCGCGTCAAGCCTTGGACCGCGACGCCAAGGCCGCGGGCTTCCGCGACCACAACGACATGGTCGAGAAGGCCAAGCTGGCCCGCCGTGGCAAGTCCGCGGAGGCACCGGCAACCAGCCCCAAGGTCGAGGCGAAGGCGCAAGCCGACGTCGAGGCTCTGCGCGGCGAGGTCAGCTCGCTCAAGGAAGCCAACAAGCGCCTCCTGCAGCGCTGCGCCCGCCTGACCAAGGATGCGAAGCGCGCGATCCGCGCCCGCCGCGACACCATGGCCGAGATGGAGCTCCGCGTTGCCGCAACGCGCCACGGCGTCAAGGACGTCGACTACGCCGTGCACATGCTGCAGCGCAAGCTGAGCTCAGCCTCGCAGGACGAGCTCAAGGCGTTCAACGAGGATTCCTACTTCGGCAAGGAACTCCGCCGCACGCATGCCCACCTGTACCAGGCCACCAGCACCGCGGCGACGACGACCCCGGCTGTCAAGGAATCGGCCTCGGAGCCGAAGCCGGCGGACACGGCCAAGGCTGCCGCTGACGCGGCAGCGCCTAAGGATGCCCGGAACATGCCCGAGGCTGAGTATCGCGAACTGTTGAAGAAGGCCGGCCTCCGTCACCCCGCGGACAGCATCGCCTCCACGTACTAAGACTTGACTTCGCTTGGGCTTCGGCCCTGGCGTGCTACGCTGAAAGTGAAATCGGGCCCGTGAACCCCGGAAAGGTGCTTTGACCAAAGCATCAACGACAAGGTTCAGTCTCCGCCGCGGCGGACCAAGACGAGGGTACAGAAATTCCTGATTTTAGCGTGATCCTTCAATCCCCGGAGATCCGCTCCGTCGTTCAGCAAAACTTGCTGGAGCGCGCGTTCCACGACGCCCTCCACCCCCGCCTGCTGTTCCGCGGCGAGGTCCAGCCTCAGGCTTGGCCCGCGGGCATCGGCGACACCATGGTGTTCTCGAAGCCGGGTCTGATCGACATCGACATGACGCCGGCGACCCCGGGCACGGACCCTCTGCCGAAGTCGTACCCGATCGAGCAGTGGACGGCGCAGCTCCAGCAATACCACGGCACGATCGACACTCACATGCCCTCGAGCATGCAGGCCATCGCGGACCTGTTCCTGCGCAACGCGCACCAACTCGGCTTGCAGGCCGCGCGCGGCATGAACAGCATCGTGCGCGACACGATGTACAACGCCGCGGAATCCGGCTGGACCGTCGCCGACGGCACCCAGGGCTCCTCGACCACGATCCGCGTCAAGCGCCTCAACGGCTTCACGCGGGCCCGGTCCGACAGCGGCAGCAAGGTCCGCTTCGACCTGGTCAGCTCGACCAACCCGCTGGCCGTCTCGGTCAACGGCACCTCGCGCAACGTTGTCGGCTTCACGCCGGACAACCCCGGCGACGAGATCGGCCCCGGCACCGTGACGCTCAGCGTCGCGATCGGCGTCACGGACCGCGACTACATCATCAGCTCGGATCGCAGCGCGATCGACTTCGTCGGCGGCGGTAACTCCGTGGACGCGGTCGGCAACACCGACATCGCGACCCTCAAGGATGTCCGCGCCGCGGTGTCCAGCATGCAGCAGAACAACGTGCCGGAGCACCCGGACGGCCGCTTCCACTGCCACATGGACCCGACCTCGCAGAGCCAGCTCTTCGAGGACGACGAGTTCCAGCGCCTCAACACGGCGTTGCCGGACTTCTACATGTACCGCCAGTTCGTGCTCGGCGAGTTGCTTGGCACCGTGTTCTTCCGGAACAGTGAATGCCCGCGCTCGGACAACGTGGTTGGCGGCTCGACGGCCAGCTTCGACCTCCGCGACCCCTTCGCGCCGGAGCTCTTCGCCAACGGGTTGGTCACCGGCACCCCGCTGCACCGCATGATCTTCACGGCGCAGGGCGGCATCCAGGAGTACTTCTCCGACATGTCGAATTTGCTCACCGACGCCGGCATGGTCGGCAAAGTGGCGGACCCACGCATCGTCAACAACGGGATCGAGGTCTTCAGCGACCGGATCCAGCTCATCATCCGCGCCCCCCTGAACCGCATGCAGGACCTCGTGTCCGTATCGTGGCGTTTCGTGGGTTCTTGGAGCACGCCAACCGACGCCGCCACTGGTGGCGCAGCTCGTTACAAGCGGTTTTACAGCGTGGTTTCGGGTAGTTAATACCCTGACCTGACAAAACTTGAGCCCCAACCTGGTGTCCCCGGGTTGGGGCTTTGCTTTATGGACTTCGGCGTAAGCTTGCAGCACGGGCTATGAAGCTGTGCACGACATGTAAGGTGAGCAAGCCGATCGGCGATTTCTACACCAACAGGGCCCAGCCAAGTGGGTACCAGCACGCGTGCAAACGGTGCCACATCGCGGCGACGCGAGCATACGCGAAGGCGAATCCTGAAAAAGTTAAGGTTTGGCAGGATCGTGGTCGGGAACGGAACCGTGATAAACGCCGCGCTGACGCGCGTGAATACGTACGTCGGCGATACGCTGAGGACCCGGAAGCCATGATCGCCACGGTGCAGCGCTACCAAGCCAAGCACCCGGAGCGGATCAAGGCACGCCGCAAGGCATACCAGCAGACCGAGCATGGCAAGGCCATGAAGCGCATGCGCCAGCAGGTCCGCATGGCCCGGGAGCGGGACCAGGACGGCGGTTTCAGGCAGGAGCACTGGGAGGTCGTGCTGGCCGAGTTCGGGCAGCGCTGCGCGTATTGCCGCTGCGACGAGAAGATGACCATCGACCACCTGACACCGATCGTCCTCGGCGGGTTCCACTCTCCCGGGAACGTGGTGCCGGCCTGCAAGCGGTGCAACTGCCGAAAACATGCCCGGTCCCCCGAGGCCTGGGCCCGGAAGTCAGGCGTGGACATCGAGGCGATCCGGGACTTGGCCATATCGGCGTTCCTGCCTCGGGTGTTTGCCCTGGCGTGTTAGGTCCGGCACACTACCAGGGTGCGCCTTGCGGCCACATTCCACAGTGATCTGCTTCGCGCTTCGTGCGCGGACGCTTTGATCTGTGCGTTGCCTTCGGGCAACTTTCCGGCTTCGGCCGGGTTCGCGGGTCTTCGGACCCACCTTGATCCTGGGCAAGCCTTGACCCAAAGTCTCGGCCCCGCCCTTGATCGTTGCGGCACGAACGGCATCGAACCATCGTGTTCGTTCGCCTCGTCGTTGGGCTTCGGCCTGGGCCACCCTTGCGATCTCGACCCTGCGAGCTCCGACGGCTCGTTAATCCAGTCGCTAACATTGGGTCCCGTTGACCATCGCGTGCGCCCGCCGCGTTTTCTAACCATGGAGACACCATGAGCATGACCGACGAGAAGGATCCGTTGGAGGCCCTGAAGGGCTCGGTGGCGCCGGCTGCGGCGCCCCAGGCCGCCCCGCAAGGCGCCAAGGACCAAGGCAAGGCGAAAGCGAAGGCGCCCAAGGCGCAGCCCGTGGTGCTAGCCGAGGAGCCGGCGCGGCCTCCCCGCTTCAAGGTCAAGCGCAAGGTAACCTGCCGCTGGGATGGCAGGTTCATTACGCTCCAGGCCGACGACGTCATCTCCGACTCCGGGTACGGCCCCGGCGCCATCGACGACCTCCGCAACCAGGGCGTCGACCTGGAACCCGTCGCGTAGCGCTGCCACGGGCAGCGGGCCACGATAGAGCATGGTCAAGGCGTGCAAGCACTGCCTGCTGGAGCTGCCGTTGGAGCAGTTTTATCCGCACAAGCGCGCCGCCGATGGTCATGAATCGATCTGTAAGAAGTGTTCGAAGGTGAAGACGTACGCTTACCGCGCGGCGAATCGCAAAAAAGTCGCGGCTTATCAGCAACGGTACAAGCGCCGTCAGGCGGGGTTGGAGACACCTGTGCGGGTTCAGACTGAGGAAGAGGCAAGGGCTTCGCGTTTGGCTGCTGGGAAGCGCTACGCGCTCGCACACCCAGAGCTAGATAGGATGCGGAAAAAGCGGTGGCGTCGTGAGAACAGTGCTGCCGTGAATGAGTATCAGCGTGTGTACATGGTGAAGTGGCGAGCCGAAAACCGTGAGCGTGACAACTTGCTCAAGGCGCGGTATCGGCACGCACGGCGCGCTGCCGGTGAATTGCCGCCGGTGGACACCTTGCTGGCATTGTTGAAGCGACCGTGTGCGTACTGTTCCGGTCTTGCCGTAGAAATTGACCATGTCATCCCCGTTTCAAAAGGTGGGTCTAATGCTTTAGAAAACCTAGCGCCGGCCTGTCGTGGGTGTAACGCGTCAAAGCGAAACCGGACTCCTGAAGAGTGGAGAGAAACAGGATAATATGTCAACTCCACTAACTGAGGAAGAAAAGGAAAGGGTGCGTTTTGCCTTGGGATACCCCGGCACGACGTTTGGGGGTGAGCAGGCCGCGGCTGGCATCGCGTTCGGCATCTCGATCCCGCTCCAGACCGCTTTCCTGCTCGAGGAGGCGATCCAGGTCCTGCTGACCAACCCGTACGCGGTGGATCGGGCCCGCAGGATTCTGAAAACGCTGGACGACATCGAGCAGCGCTTGGCCGCCGCGGGCTGCGTGTTGGTCGCGGAGAAGGTCGGCGAGATCACGCTGCGCGGTGCCAAGGCCGGGGAGACCTACCCGGACCTGCTGGAACGTGAGTACCGGCGCTGGGCCCAGCGCTTGGCCGACCACCTCGGCGTCCCGCTGTACCCGTTCAGCGAGAAGCTACGGCCGGGAGCAGGGACGGTCCGCAACGTCGGGGTGAGCTGAAATGTCCTGCTGCGTGGGTTGCAACTTCGACCCTTGCCGGTGCGGGTGCGGTTTCACCAACCCCGACGTGCAGGACCTCTCCCGCACGCTGATGCGGAGCCTGGTGCCCTGCGTGGACCAGATCCGGGACCTGTACACTTGCCTTGGCACCCGGAGCTACAAGGTGTCGCTGGTCCGAACCCGGTGGTCCGGGGGGGAACGCGGCGCCGGCGTCGAGGTCGTCACCGACGTCAGGCTGCTGCTGCCTACGCCCAGGATCGCGGACCTCACGGCCTTGGAGCAGGACCTCCGCGCCGCCGGCACCGTCGAGGACGGCACCCTGAAGGTGGACCAGATCTCGGCGCGCTTCACCGAGGACATGCTGCTCGGGCTCGGCGACGGCGGTGCCACCATCCCGGCCGACGAGAACTTCTACTGGGAGATCACCGTGTTGTTCCCCGACGGCAGCGAGCGGAAGCGCAGGTTCGTGCCGAAGTCGGCGCCGAACCTGAACATGATGAACGTGCAGTGGTCGATCGAGTTGGACAAGGCCGTCGAGGACCGGGGCCGGAACGGGGACCCGCGGTGACGGACGAGCAGCTTCGAGAGCTGGCCCGAGACCTGCACGATGCCGCGGTAACGGCCGGCGATGACGATCTGCAATGCCTGGCATTTGACTGGTACCAGGCCGGAGCAGGCCGCGAAGAATGCCCGGTGTGTGCAGCACTGATCGGCGTTTTGAAGAAGGCTTTGTCGTGAACCACACCTTCACCACGCCGGTCCAGAACTTCGGCAAGTTCTACGCTCGGCTCGGTGCCGCGGCCGGGCCCGCGATCCGTCGCGGCGAGGCTGAGGGCGCAAAGACCATCCTCGCTGACCTCAGGCGCTGGACTGTCAGCGCCGGCAAGTTTGACACTCGCGCCGTGCTCCAGGGTTGGCGCTCCCGTCAGCAAGGCCTGAAGCTCACGATCGACAACGCGGCCCCGCACCACGTCTACGTCGAGCGCGGCCGCAGGCCCGGCAAGCCACCGCCGAGCACGGCGCTGGAGGGCTGGGCCACGCGAAAGCTCGGTGACCGCCGCCTCGCGTTCCCCGTGGCCCGCGCGATAGGGCGCCGCGGCATCAAGCCGACCCCGCTGCTGACCCGGCCCGGCTTCGGCCAGCACATGGCGCGCAGGATGATGTCCGCGATCCAGCGCGAACTTGATATCGCGACGAAGGCGGCGAGCCGTGGCTGAGCCCGATCTTTCGTTGCAACCCATCCCGCAGGGCGCCACCAGGCTGATCACGGCCCGCGGTGACCAGGAGGCGCTGACCGCGCGCCGGGAAACGGATTGCAGGACCGCGATGTCCCGCGGGCTCCGCGAGTACCTGGAGCAACTCAGCATCAGGACCGTGGACGGCCGCGAGGTCCGCTTCAAGCAGGTCCTGGAGTCCTGGGGCGAGAGCGAGGAGGCCGCGGAGTTCCCGAGCGCCGTGGTCTACGCTGGGGAACCAGCTGACTACGAGGCCAGCGATTTCAGCCCGGCCACGGTCTACCTGCCCGACGGCACCGCTCGCGCTTTGCGGAAGGTTGCCGAGTTGAAGGTCCAGTTCACCGTGGAGGTCTGGGCCGCGGCGCAGGCTGATCGCGTGGCTTTGGTGGCCATGCTCGAGGATGCTTTCGACCCCGTGGACGAGATGACCGGGTTCGTGCTGGAGCTGCCCCACTACCACGGCAGCCGCGCCGTGTTCGAGAAGCTGCAGAGTTCGTACGTGGACAGCCCCGAGGTCAACCGGCGGCGCTGGCGCAACGCCGCCTTCCTGCTCGCCGGTCAGGTCAGCCAGCTCCGCTTCCTCGGCGAGGTCCCGCCCATCGACGTCAGGCTGAACTTCGAGGTCGACGGTGACGTGGACGCCCGGTAGCCAGGGGGCTATGGTACACTGATGCTGGGAGCCTCTGCGTTTCCGTGGACTGATGCGCAAGACGGCGTAGTGCGTGAGCTTTATCCGCGTGCTGAGTGGGCCACCATTTTGGCAGCGCTGCCACACCGAAACAAGACGGGAATCAGGCACCGTGCGCTTCGGCTTGGTGTGAAGCGTGAGGTGCGCTGCACAGATGAGCAGAAGCTTTTGCTTAGCGCCAAGATGAAGGCCAACCCGATTCGGAAGGGTTACGCGAAGTTTCCTGTTTCGACGGTCGATGGGGTTGAAGGTAAAGTATGCGCCAAGTGCGCTGTATGGCAGATCCTGACCCGTTTTCCAAAGCATGCGACATGTACAGGCGGTCGCCGGAACCTTTGTACAACGTGTGCAGGTCGTGCCGCCTATGCCACGAATCGTGATGCTCGAATTGCTGCGGTTCGACGCTGGCAGGTGAAACACCATGATCGATTTCGTGAGATCAAGAACGCAGCGCAGCGCCGACGCCATGGCCAGGAGATGAGTGGGCCCGGCATCTCGGTGAAGCAATATCGAGCGGTGATGGCCTTGTTCGAAGGCCGGTGTGCGTACTGCCCGAATTTGGCGGATACTGTTGACCACATGACCCCGTTATCTCGAGGCGGTCAGCACGAGGTGAGCAACCTCGTCCCGGCGTGCCGTGGCTGCAATTTCGCGAAGCACGACAAGACCCCACATGAGTGGCTCTCCAAGAGCCAGGAAAGTTTGGAGAGGTAGGAAATATGGCGGGCTTCATCCGGAGGACGGGGGTCAGTCCTGGGCTTGAGTTCATCCGCGCCATAGAGGGCGTGGTCGTGGTCGATCTGGCGCCGCCCGGAAACATCTCCGGCGTCGGCGTCGGTACCGTGGGCATGGTCGGCGAGTTCAGCGACATGTCCTTCGCGACCTCGGCCTCCAGCGCGGGCGTGATCAGCACCAACGCCCAGCCCACCGAGGTGTTCAGCGCCGCGGACCTGATCACCAAGTTCGGCGGCTTCGACGAGACGATCGGCGCCTTCGGTGCCAGCCTCGGCAACGGGTTTTGCGCGCTCCGCAACAAGGGCTTCAGCCGCCTCGTGGTCACCGCGATCAACCTGGCCAGCGCCCAGGGCTCCAGGTTCTGGCGCTACCTCCCGCTGGCCAAGTCGCAGACCGACGCCACCCCGGTGGTCCCGGTCCAGGGCGCCACGGTGCCGGCCGGGCTCGAGTTCCGCAACGCCACCGCCAGGCTCCGCGCTGGCGCGAAGATCAGCTTCACCGCTAGGCTCCCGCTCGCCACCGGCATCGCTGGGGTGACCGTGGCCGGCGCCTCCGCGGCTGTGCAGGTCTTCGACGCCGACACCGGCTTCGACTGGACCCTGGTCAACCGCGGCGACGGTACCCTCGGCGCCCGCAAGGGTGATGTCCTGGTGATCGGCAACAACAACGCCGGGGCCGTGCAGCCTACTGGCGAGGCCGGCACGTACCGGGTGCAGACCGACCCAGCAAGCGGCATCGCGATCACTTTGCAGCGCATGGACGGTGCCAACTTCGCGTTCACGGCGCAGACCGCGGTGCCGTGGAGCCTCCACCACAGCACCGACGCTGATAGCGCGCCGGAGCGGGTGTCCGGCTCGGCCTCGCCTGGCGGCTACGCCTTCGGCGACAACGGTGGTTACGTCGTGCCGATCCGCCCGATCACCAACGCCAGTGGTGCCCAGTCTGACGGCACCTTCACGGCGGGCACCTTGATCTCACCGGCGGTGACGCCACCCGCGCTGACCGGCAGCTCCGCCGACCCGCTGTCGGGTCTTGGTGCTGCGCTGCACCCCACCACGGCCACGCAGTTCACGGCTGCGGTCCAAGGCATCAACGCCGCTGCGGCTTCGGGGCTCGATGCCCTGTACAGCACGGCGATCGACGCCATGCTCAGCGATGACCTTCCGGCACGCGACGTGAACATCATCGTGGCGGCTCGGAAGTCGAGCTCGATCCGCAGCAAGCTGAAGCAGCATGTTTTGACCAGCTCGGCCACCGGCGTAGGCCGCACCGCGCTGATCGCCCCGGCGCTGACCACGGTCTCGATCGCCACCGCCACGGGGGACAGCGATCCCGGCGTCGGTGCCAACCGTGACGAGCGCGTGGACTACTGCTGGCCCGGTGCCCTGACCTCGGTCCCCGAGGCCGTGGGCTTCCTGCTTGGTACCGCTGACGGCTCCGTGACCTCGGACGGCTTGCTCGACGACAGCTCCGACCACTGGCTGGCCGGCAACCTGTCTACCCTGCCCCCGGAGCGGAACCCGGGTCAGGCCGGCCCTCCCGTCACCGCTGCCATGGCTGGCATCCTAGGCCTGCAGCGCGGTGTTTCCGGGCTCGGCTTGGGCGAGTACACCCTGCTCCGCCAGAAGGGCGTCGTCGGACTCAAGATCGATCGGACCTCGGGCCCGATCTTCCAGTCCGGCGTCACGACCTCGCTGACCGCGGCCACGAAGAACATCAACCGGCGCCGCATGGCGGATTTCATCGAGGACAGCCTAGCCCAGGCCCTCGTCGGGTTCGTGAAGCAGCCGTTGACTGCGGACTTCAAGGACAGCGCCGTCGGCGAGGTCACCGCGTTCCTGAGCGACCTGCTCAGCGCCAACAACCCGGCGGCGCAGCGGATCAGCGGATTCATCGTCGATGACAAGTCCGGCAACACCCCGAACCTGGAAGCCCAGGGCGTGTTCGTGATCATCGTCAAGGTCCGCACCTTGGCCACCGCGGACTTCATCGTGCTCACCTGTCAAGTGGGTGAGGCAGTCAACGTCACCAGCCTTAACGGGTAATAGGCCGAACTAGGGGCCTCGGCTCCTAGGCGGCAGATCCAACGGCCACTTCGGTGGCCGTTGTTGTTTCTGAAACGAGACGGCGAGGGATCCGGTTGCCCGAACCCCCCGCCTTCCCTTGCTTTCCCAGGCCCGTGATTGCCAGGTGGTGCCCTGGAAAGCTAGCACGCTTGCCGGCAAGCAACATCCGGGCCAACATCTAGCTTAGCGGTCGCACTCAGCCCCGCGAAGGCTACGCTGAGGATAGGGCCGGCTCCCCACCCACCCCGGGGGCCGGCCCTTTTTCGTTCTTTCTGGCCGCAGGAGCAGGAACAACGTGGCTAGTCCCAGAATTAAGGGTCAAGAAGTCTCGGTCGTGATCATCGTGGACGGCGCACCAAAGCGCACGATCAGCACGGTGCGGTCGCTGGAGCTGACGACCCAGCTCGAGATCTTGTCGGAGCAGTATCTCGGCGAGACCACGAACCGCAAGGACTCGATCTTCCGCGGCATGCGGGGCCGGATCGAGCTCCACCTCGAGAACGACGACATTTTCGACCTGCAGCAGGCCGTCGTGGACAAGGCCCGCAAGCGCAGCGCCGGCACTAAGGTGAACATCAAGGCCACCCTGGCGTTCCCGAACGGCGACCGGCCCCGCGTCCTGATCCCGGACTGCGAGTTCGGAGAGCTGCCGTTGAACTTCGGCTCCCGCTCCGACTACGGTCTGGTCACTTTGGAATTTGAAGCATCGGAGTTCCAGATCATTGCATAATGCGTTGCTTTGGTGTGCTGCGCTTCGCGAAGACTCGCGAGGCCGTGCGACGCTAGGGGCCGCGTAGGGTTTTCAGCTTACGCGAAAATGACAAGGAGAAAACCGTGATGGCAGACGAGAGACCGGTATACCTGTTCGACGTCCCGACCCGGATCGCTGCGGAGTGCGGCGTGAAGGAGATCGGCATGTCCCAGCTCACCGCCAGGGAGCAGCTCGATGCTATCGACCGCGCTCAGGGCAAGGCTGCGAAGACCGCGATCGAGTACATCTACTGCAGCCTGCGCAGCATGGACGGCACCAAGCTGAACATGGGCGACGGCAGCGTGGAGAAGGCTTGGGCGAAGTGCTCGCCCGCGCTGCGCGAGCTGATCGTGGCGGCGTACGGCGACCTGCACAACCCGCAGGAGGGCGAGTTCGAGGCTTTTCGCGCCAGCCGGAGGGTGGTGGTCGGCTGACCCTATCGGCGCTGTGCGCCGCGGTCGACCCCCAACAAGCGGTGAAGGACACCTGGAAGATGGTCGCGTTCCTGGGCCGCTACGGCAGGCAGGATGCCAGCGTCACCTTGAACATGCCGCTGCGCGACTTGGGCATGCTCGCCACCGAGGTCGCCGACCTGGTGCGCGAGGAGAACGACAGCTTCAGGCAGGAGGATAGATAGCCGTGGCGGTCACCGAGAAGGTCAAGGCGGAGTTCGATGCCTCTTCGGCGTCTGGCTACTCGCGCGTCCTCGGCGGCTTGGGCTCCGTGGCGGGCTCGGTGTCCCGCTCCATGTCGGGCCTGCTCAGCGGCACCAACCTGCTGAAGGTCGGCTTGGCGGGGCTCGTGAGCGGCGCAACCGCGCACGGCATCGGCAAGGTCGGTGCCGAGTTCGAGAACGTGCAGACCAGGTTGGCCGGTACCCTATCCGCCCTGGACTTCGCCCCGGACTTCACCTCGGGCCTGCAGCAGGCCAAGGGTGTCATGGACTCGCTGTACGCCGCGGCGGCCAAGCTGCCCGGCGAGACCGAGGACTACATCGAGGTCTTCACCTCGGCGCTGCCCGTCCTGAACAACGTCAAGGGTGGTCTCGCTGGCGCCACGGCCTACGCGAACCGCTACACGGCCGTGATGAAGTCGATGGGCATCGACACCGGTGAGGCTGCGATGAACCTGCAGCGCTTGCTTGGGCAGGGCCAGGGCATGGCGGAGAGCAGGTCCCCGGCGTTCCGGCAGCTCAGCAACTACATGCGGACGATCCCGGGGTACGCGAACCTGACCACGGCGTCGTTCAACAAGATGTCACAGAGCATGCGCACCGAGCTGCTGGACAAGACGCTGGCCAAGATGGGCCCCATGGTCGACCACATGCAGACGTCGTGGGATGCCGTCAGCGGTGCCATGACGTCGGCGGGCCGCTTGCTGTTCCGCCAGGCCACCAGCCCGCTGTTCGAGTCGATGAAGAAGAGCATGGGCGGCGTCGCTGACCTGATCCTGGACAGCCAGGGCCACTTGACTCGGTTCGGCGAGACCGTGGCGGCTGTCGGCCAGACCATCAGCAAGCACATCGGTGGCGCCCTGGAGCGCGTCGTTGCCGGGCTCGGCAGCATGGGCGCCAACATCTCGGCCGTGTTGATGCGGCTCCGCGACAACCCAGTGATCAGCCTGATGGACAAGGTGCTGTCCCGCGGCGCCAGCATGGTCCAAGGCGTCATGGGTGCGGCCTCGGGCAAGCCCACCACCATGGGCAACGCTGCGGCCGGCGCCGGGCTTGGTGGCCTGGTCGCTGGCCCGCTCGGGGCCATGATCGGTGCAACCGTGGGGTTTGACAACGTGGTGAAGGCGCTGGACGTGTTCGTCACGACCCTGATGAACGTCGTGTCTGCGCTCGCCCCGATTGGTGTCGTGGTTGGTACTGCGCTCGTAGACATGATCAGCAGCCTCGCCACAGGTCTGAACGTGCTGATCACCGCGGTCTCCGCGTTCTTCAGCGACCTGTTCGGCACCGGCTTCGCCCCGCTCGGCAAGCAGCTCGGCATGCTCGCCGACGCCTTCGGGCAATTGGTGTCCGGGATCGTCAGCATCGTCGGCCCATTGCTCAGCATGCTGGCACCGATCTTGATCCCGGTGCTTCAATCTTTCACGCTGACGATCCTCGGTGTCGTCACGGCGCTGGGCAAGCTGCTGGCGTGGATCGGCGACAAGCTTGGTCTCGCTGCCAAGGTGTTCGGCGTCGGCCCCACCGTGCAGGGTGAGCGCGGCATCGGTGGGGCAGCAGCGAAGGAGCGCGGTCCGCTGTCTGACTTCATCGACAAGCTGGCGAACTTGAAGATGCCGGACTACAACGCCGCGATCGCTGGCGCTGGCAAGAACCTGAAGACGCCCGCGGTCCGCGCCGGCGCCAAGGTGGTCCAAGATTTCAGGGGTAGTCGGTTTAGCATACAACAAGATTTCGCTCAAAACTTTGATCCGGACCGCATTGTGGTCGCTTTCACGAAAGATCTGGAGCGGGCAGCAGAGCAAAGGCGCCAAAGTAGCGGTTTTTCACCCATCTTCGGGGTGAGCTGACATGAGCCTCGGCGGCCTCGCAGACCTCGCCTTGGGCATCGCGGCCGGCAAGCAGGCCACGAACGACACCGGCGGCGCGTTCACGATCTTCGAGCTGACCGGCAAGAAGCGCCAGATCAGGCTCACCGGCCGCGCATTGCCGTACCAGCCCTTCGAGTTGACGACCTCCATGCGGCTGACCACGACGTGGCTGCCAGGCTACGCCGAGGCCACGGCCACCCTGCTCGGCGCCAAGGAGGAGCCGACCACGATCAACGGGTACTGGAAGGACAAGTACGTCGGTCCGGACCCTGCGAGCCAAGCACCAGGCGACCTCCTCGGCCAGGCCGCAGCGGGTCTGCAATCGGTGTCCAGCTCGTTGACCGGCGGCTTCGGCCCGAAGTCGAGTGGGGGCTCCGCGATCGAGCTCGACGGCAGCGCCGTGAAGTCCGTGTTCGACGCCGCCGAGAAGATCGACGGCATCCTGCGCGAGGGCCAGCTGTTGCAGGTCGCCTGGGGCGGCCAGGTCCGGCGCGGGCACATGATCAGCTTCAAGAAGATCTGGCACAACACCAAGGACCTCGAGTGGGAGATGCAGTTCGAGTGGACCTCGCGCGGCGAGCCCACCGGGCCCTCGGGGTTCGCCAACGACGCCACCGCTGCCGGCGCCAAGGACTTGCTGAACAAGGCGCTGGACGACATCGTGGCGATCCTGGCCGAGCTCCCCGCCATCAGCTCCGAGCTGCAGGACTTGGTCACTTCACAAATGCAGAAGATCGTGAGCCTGGTGCAGCAGCTCGGTG